CGGCACATATATCGCCTACAACACGACGGGTGACATGGTGCAACTCATCGGCACCGGTGACACTGTTGCCGAAGCCAAGAGCGACTTCATGAATTCCATCGAGGAAATCATTGAGTCCTATAAAGAGGATGCTCAACCTGTACCCGTTGAACTGACCGAAGAACCAGAGTTCTACTTTGACGTGAGCTCTCTCTTTGAATACTACAGTGTAATCAATGTAAGTGCCTTCGCCAAGATGGTAGGCATCAACGACAGCCTTTTGCGCCAATACAAGCGCGGGGGCACATACATCAGCGATGCACAACTTTGCAAAATAGAGGCTGGCATTCACCAACTGGGTAGAGAATTTTCAAGTCTGCGTCTCGTTTGATTTGACACACTTACGACCATTTGCAGACTTGCGCCCCACGGTCCCCACGGCCGTGGGGCTTTTTGTCTGCCGAGAGCAAAACACTTTATTTTTTTGAGGTGGTTTTGTCTGCTACATAAGCTACAGAGGCTACAATGCAGAAAAACAACGATTTAAGCAAACTACACACCGACTACAATGCGCTACAACGCGCTACAACGCGCTACATTTTACTACATATTATAGACTTTTACTACATATCATATACAAATACTACAAATGTAGCACTCTCCAATTATATTGTAGTTTTTATATTTTACTCTTTTTCAATGCTTTATGGTTTTGTTGGCGATTGTAGCGCATGTAGCTCTGAAGATATGTTCGCCAAAAATATTTTTTTGTTTTCGCCAATATAATGTCGAATCCAATAAAATTAGTACCTTTGCGGTGTCTATGAGCCAATTTGTTATCTATATAAAGCTGGAAAAGTATCTCAGCGAGTGGTTAACACACTCGCTGGGCTGCCCTGTTCGGTTCCCTAACGGCTCTAATGAGAACTCCGTGATTCGCGCCTTCACCCAGCAGCCCCCCGAAGGTGAATTGCCAGAGACAGCATCCGAGGGCATGACACCTATCTACATCCCCGATAGCAAAGCAAAGCCTCCAGAGCGCTACAACTATATGACCGATAGCGGCAAGAAAGCGGTGCGTGAAGCTATCATGGACCTGTTCACGCGCAATCTGTGGAACGAGCTGCGCCCTATTGACTCCATCAACATTGGTGTGAACACTCGCATTGCTGCCTGGTGTGAAATGCACGGCATCGGTCTTGACCGTGTGGAGACGGTCAGACAGAAATACTACCGCATACGCGAGGCTTACAAAAAAAGAGGCATCAATCTGCAAAATTTCACCCGAAATAATTCAGACAAAGACCCTTGATTTTCGGAAACGTGAACAACCTTGCACAACTCCGCACAACTCTGCACAAACTTCAACAATATGACACAACTATTACAGAACATCAACAAAGTCGAGTTCATTGAGACTCGTTATCTGAGCAACATGGTGCTGCTGGGTAATAACGAAGTGTCTCTACAATACTGGCGCAACTTTATTGAGTTGTGCCTGGTCGGGCTTGCAGATGTGGACGTGAGCCAAGCGGTTGACAATGGCAGCCGTTTGACTACTGTCAAGCTTACAGCTCGCACCACAAGCGACTTTGCTGTTGACAACCGAAGACTGGCATGGCGCATTACTACCGTGACCGGCGATCAATACCTTATCGGCACAACCGAGCAACCATTCCCGGTTACAACTGTTGCTAATGACTTTCCCGACAAAGCAACATCGCAAAGCGGAAAGAAAATCACTGTATCGTGGCAAACACCACTGAATATCCTTAAAATTAAGGCTTGAGCAGTCTTTTTGCACTTTTGTTAACCCATTTATCTTTGCAACAAATTATCTTACAATGGACTACCAACTTATTATTGACGATTACATCGGCGGCTGGTGGGGCAATAGCAAAAGACATATTCGCAACCGCCTGTCGGAGTACGCCGACCAGCACGTTGACGTGAAGATATCTTCACTCGGCGGCTCGCTGGACGATGGACTTGACATCCGCCAACAATTCATCGACCACGGCGACGTGACCGCCTACCTGCATGGCTTCGTGGCAAGTGCTGCCACGATCATCGCAATGGGTGCCAAACACATCGTTATGGGCAAATATGCGCTGTTTCTGGTGCATCAATGCTCGAACGAGGTGTTTGTGTGGGACCAGATGAATGCCTCAGACCTGGAGGCACTCATTGGCCAGCTGAAAAAGAACATGGAGGAAAACGCTAAAATCGACACTGTGCTTGCCGCCATGTACGCTTCGCGCTGTAAGAACCACTCGCGAGATGAACTTCTCGATCTGCTCAAAGAGAGCAAGTGGCTCACCGCACAAGAGGCTCTTGACTGGGGCTTCATTGACGAGATTCTTGAAGAAGATGACGAAGCTCCAGAACTGACCAACGCTCTCGCCAAAAAAATCAATGCTGCGGGGCTGCCACTGACCGGGTTGGAAATCCAACCCGACCGTGGCGGTATGCTGCAAGCAATCTTTGAATCCTTGAAGACGATCAAGGACATGATTACTCCCAAAGATAAACTCGCTGCGTGTGAAGACACCAGCTCAAATCAATTGTATATGGACAAAGAATTCAAAACCGTGGCGAGCGTGCTCAAGGTTGACTCTCTCGCCAGCAAAGACGGCTCAGTGACTCTCACTGCCGAACAGATGCAGGCGATTGAAGACCGCCTGAATGAGCTCGAGTCGCAACACTCTGACGATGCCAACGCCATCGCCGAGCGCGACAACACTATCAACAATTTGGAGCAGCAAGTCAAGAACCTGCAAGAGGCTCCAGCTGATGAGACCAACAAGGTAGATGAGGCTGACACAGACAACCAGCCTCGCACCAGCAAAGACATGTTTAACTCTATCAAAGACCTGATTTAATATGGGACAAATGACAATCACTCCTGAAGCTCTTGCTCTGAGCGGCCACAAATTCCGCAAAGAACTGCTTCAAATGCCTGTGCACGCCATGCAGGAGACCGTGCAGCACATGACCGTGCGCCGTGGCATCCGCTATGCGGAGACTGTGGGCGAGCTCACTGGCAACATCGACCTGGGCCCCTACAGCGAGACCCGCATTGACAACGATGGCATGAACATCAAGGGACGCACGCTCTACACCTTCCTGGGTAGTGTGGTCAAGAAGTTTTCGCCTAACAGCCTTGTAAAGTCTATCTATGACAGCGCCATCACCAAAGGTGAGAATCTGAAAAGTGTGGATATCGCCCTGCGCGTGCTCTCTTATCTGACAGCTAAACTCGGTGGCAACTTGCAGTCGCACATCTGGGATGCTGAACGTAAAGACAGCGGCACTACAAGTGCTGACCTGTTCAATGGCTTCGACACCATTACTACTGCCGAGATTGGTGCTACCACACCAACCATCTCCACTTCTATTGGCAACCTCTTTGAGTTCAGCGAAGCAATCACTGCAAGCAATGCAGTCGACATGATCAAGGCATTCTGTGAGGCTGCCAGCGAGCACCTCGTGGATGCCGGTCAGCAAGTGAAGCTGTTCTGCTCACCCGCCATCTACCGTGCTTACCTCAAAGACTATCAGGCTACCGTGGGTGCTATCCCCTACAACACCGAGTACAAGAAGGCTGTGGTTGAGGGTTTTGAGAATGTGAGCTTCGTGCCTCTGTATAACAAGGCCAACTCGCCTTACATCCACCTCTCGACACAAGCTAACATGCTCGTGGGCGTGAACCAGGAGGGCGAAGAAGAGGACATCACCATCGAGAAGCATGAGGCTTTCGTACTGCAGTACATCGCCACCATGTTCTTCGGTGTGCAATTCGAGAGTATCAATCCCGAGCGGATGCTTGTGGGTAAGCTTCATGCGTAACAACCATTAAAGAAAGGAGACTGAATTATGCCTACTAATAGTAATTGCTCAAGCACGGCTCTGTATGAGAGCCTTGAACACTGCAAGGGCTCGACCGTTCTGCCCGGTCTGCGCCCTCATGTGTACTACATCCCCAAGCGTGACATCGTGACCTTCCCCACACCGCCTAACGCCGTGGAGAGTGGAGGCCACATGGGAGACCTTGCCACTATCAGCACCGACTTCGTGCTTGCCGCTGATGCCAAGTGGCGAAAGATTGACATCGTGAGCAACGCCAGCAATGTGAACAGCGAGAGCCAGGGCGAAGCACCGAGCAAGACGTTCAACAACACTGGCGTGTTTAAGTACCCGGGCAACAATGCCGAAGCTGCTGCTTTCTGCCGACAGGCAAATGCCGATGACATCGTGTATCTGTGGCCACAGCGTGATGGTCAGTACCGCGTGCTTGGCAACTCAATGTTCGAGACTAACACCACTCCCTCACAGGAGAGCGGCAGCGCCGAGACCGATGCCAGCGGAACAACCATCAATGTGGCTGTGACCGACATCATGCCTTCGCCTTTCTACACCGGCAAGATTGAGACCGAAGACGGCAATATCAGCGGCGCTAATGGCTCGCCTATCGCAGGTGGATAACTTATTGCGTTCAGCATACATAGCCTAGGTTAGGCCGCTTCCCCAGGTCGGGCACCAGTCGCTAACAGTGGCCTGGACTGCCCGGCCTTTTTAATTATCTCACATTATGGACAACAAAATAACTGAACAACTTACCGAATGGCTGAACACGCCACGAGAGAACCGCGACATCGCGACTGGCGCGATGCTGCTGCTGCGGCTGAACAACAACCGCTTCCTCTATGCCAACATCCTGCGCCGGCCAGATAAGATGGCCGACAAACTGGAGTACGAGCTGCGGAAACACTTGCGCATCCGTCTCGATGGACTTACCCGTGCGGACGTCGTCAAGCTGGAGGCACAAGTGATTCCTGCTGCTAAGAAAACGCTTGCCTCGCCTCCGGCAGTCATCTCTACCGACGATGAACTGCCCGAGGCTAAGGTGGCGACAGGGCGACGTGCCGACCACGACTTGCTGCCACCTGAAGTGCAAGCGCTATGGAACAACAACCTTCAACTGTACAAAACCATCAAGAATGTGTTTGAACAGCTGAAGACGATGGAGAAGGCACAGCCGTGCGACAGGTATGAGTATCTGAAGATACTGGATGATGCCGACCGTCGGTACCGCGCCAATCTTGAGCAGTATGATAACTTCGTAGCTTCGGGTGAGCCTGTGGCTGCCGCCACAGACAACACCAACAGCGATGAAGCGCAGCGCAAGATTAACGCGGCACGGAAAACGCTCACCAAGTATAAGAAAATTCTTGCCAAGGCAGGCGAAGGCACTGAGCGGGCCACCACCGCACGACAGAAGATCATCTCTTGTATCGAAGTGATACGAGAGAACGGTGGTGTGGTGGGCGCTGCGGTTACTGCCGATTTGAAGAAGCTTGGCATAGTCATTGATGACAATGCCGAAGCGTGAGGTCAATCACCTGAAACCATTGTCAACAACGCCCTGCCAGGCTTATTTTGACAACCGTTTACAGCTCGCAGACGTGATTGCCCAGGTGTTACAACAAATCGGACCAGCGGCACTCACCATCTCCACCTTCTCTACGAGCGATGGTTTCTTGCGCCGATTGCACCGCTTGAAGAATAACGGCTTGGTGACTTCGTGCTCACTCTATGTTGACCTGAAAGCAAGCCGAAAGACTACTCTTATCGCTGGCTTTATCAAGTCGGTCTGCGATAATGTCTATCTCTGCGAGAACCACAGCAAAGTGGTGCTGCTTCACAATGATCATAATAATGTGACCATTGTGACCTCGCAGAATCAGACACAAGGCAACCGCACCGAATGCGGCATCATTACTACTGATTTAGAGATTTATCAATATATCGCTAATGGATTCCTACAACTCAAAGCTTCTGCACTACCTCTCGACAGGCTTTGACCAAGATATGCTTGGCCGCATCGCTGAACTGGCTGCCGCTCTAACGCCCATCAGCGAGATAGCCGCCCTGCTTGACATCAATGAGGACATGCTGCGGCTCGCCATCAACGACAAGTCTTCACCGGTGCGAAAGGTGTATTTCAAGGCTAAGGCCGAGACTGCCCACAAACTGCGTAAGCAGGAGATTGAACTGGCTGAGGTGGGCTCGCCACTGGCGGTGCAGCTCACCAGTGCTTACCTGCGCGATATGCAAGCTGACGAAGATCTATGATACCAGCTATCCTCGATACAGCCAAAGACTACCTTTTTGCTGATGTCAGCAAAATGGAAGCAGCTGGACTGCCAGCAGTCACGCAACGCCATCTGATCCGGCTGCGTGACATCTACAACTATTGGCTGAAGTTCCCGCTCACCAAAGACCGTGACTTGGTGGCACACATCCAACAGGTGTATGAGCTGCAAGCGACGCAAGCCTACGCCGACCTGCGGTTGGTGAAGGCTCTGCTGGGTGACTTGCAGAAGTCCACCAAGGAATATCACCGCTACCGATTCATCGAGATGGTGAGTGCTGCCTATGAGATGGCACGCATCAACCGTGATGCTAAGAGTATGGTGGCAGCTGCCGATAAGTATGCCAAATACACCCAGCTCGACAAAGAAGACCTCGTTGACCGTGGCTTCGATAAGATAATGATCCAGCCGTTTAAGCCGACTGATGACCCGTCGGTGGCTGGCTTCAAACCGGTGCCTAACATCCGCGAGAAGATTCAGAAGAAGATTGCCTCGTACTGGAACGAGGAAATCGAAGAGGTGGAGTTTGAGGCTGTTGAGTTCAATGAGGATGATATATTCAAACCAAATCCGAAACAGGATGAAGCAGCCGATTGAACCACAGCCGTTCTACTTGAACGACATTCAGAACGAGGTTATCTATACCGGCGCAAAGGATACCATCCTCTGCGCTGGACGTGCATTGGGCAAGGGTGTGGTGCATGCCATGTGGAACTTGCGCAATATGCAGCGCATGCCTGGCAGCATCACCGGCATCGTTTCTCCCAACTGCAAGCGTGCGCTCACCAACACGCTGCCATCGATGTTGGTGTATTGGGAGAAATTGGGCTACCTGCGCAACGTGCATTGGTGTATTGGCATCAAGCCTCCTAAAGCTTGGCATTGGCCCGAGCCTATCTTCCGTCCTGAGAACTATGAGAATGTGCTGTCGTTCTACAACGGCAGCATTGGCTTCATCATATCCCAGGACCGAAGCGGCACATCGAACTCTCAGTCCTACGACGCGCTCGACATCGATGAAGCTAAGTTCATCGACTTCAAGCAGCTGAAAGACGAGACGTTGCCAGCCAACCGAGGCAACCGTCAATACTTCGGCAAGCACTACTTCCACCACGGCATGCTGATTACCAGTGATATGCCTGTGACCAAGAAGGGCTCGTGGTTCCTGGAGTATGAACACAAGTGCGACCCTGAACTTATCCAGCTTATTCAAGCCACGGTCTATGAGGTGTGGCGTGTGGAGCAGAAGATTAAAGCCATGATTGCTCAAGGCAAGACTATCCCTGCTTGGCTGCGGTCACAGCTGCGCACGCTCAACCGTGACCTGTGCCGTATGCGCTCGGTGGCCACCTACTACCGTGAGGCATCCACCATCTACAATATGCAGGTGCTGGGTGAGGCGTTCATCAATCAGCTGAAGCGTGACCTGCCGCCATTGACATTCCAGACCTCGGTGCTCTGCAAGCGCATTGGCATTGCTCGTGATGGCTTCTACTCCTCAATGACCGAGGGCAACAAGTACAGTGCCACCAACTTCTCGTACCTCGATAACCTGGAATATCAGTTCGATAAGATTAAGGAGCCTTCTTCTCTTGCCGATGCTGATGTGGACTTCAACCAGCCGTTGTGTATCGCTTTTGACTACAACGCCAATATCAACTGGCTTGTGGTGGGGCAACCTCGCAAGGCGCAACTGCTTATCCTAAAATCTTTCTTTGTGAAGTTCGAGCGCAAACTGCCCGAACTGATTGATGACTTCTGCAAGTACTATCGACTCCACAAGCGTCGTGAGGTCGTGTTCTATTATGACAGCACGGCTCTCGGCTCGAACTATGCGGTGAACCATGAGGATTTCCGTTGGGTCATCATCAACGAGTTCAAAACTCGCGGCTGGCGGGTGCGTGATGTGTATATAGGTAGACCTATGCACCACATCGAGAAGCAGCTGCTCATCAACCGCATGATGGCTGGCCATGCTCGCTTGCGCCCGATGTTCAACCGTGAGAACAATGAGGACTTGCTTGTGAGCGTACAGACCGCTGGCGTGTACAATGGCAACAAGGATAAGCGTGGCGAGAAGCTTGCCGAGACCGAGGAAGACAAACTGGAGGCTCGCACCGATGGAAGCGATGCCTTTGACACGCTATGTATCGGGTGCGAGAAAATGCCGCAGTCCTCGCACTCGGTGCAGGTGACTTCTTCATTCTGATTGGGATGGTAATTGACTCACCACGACACACCGAAAACGCCCATGGGCGCACGGCGAGAGACCGCTGGCATATTCCGCCGAACTTAAGGCGGTAAGCGGCTCGGTGGCGTAGGGCAGTGGGGGCAGAACTTTCGTTCTGACCGCAAGTTTGCGGTCAAATTGCGCTCGCAACACCCTATTTGTTAAGGGTTTTGCTCGCTTGAGTAGCGAAAAGGTTCGCTTTCACCCCTCGTGGGTCGCATCTAAAATAGGGTAATACCCTATCCCAGAAACTTCTACGACCCACGAGATAAACCATTTTCGTGACTCGAAAATGAGAGCGGTGGTAGTCTTTTTATAGACTTCCGCATTGGTTTAACTTTACACAAAAGACAACGATTATGCCTGATATCTCTACAAAAGCAACAGTCGGCATTGAGCTGAACACACAACCTGTGGGGCGCAAGATTGCCGAACTGGAAACGAAACTCGACAAACTGAACGAAAAAAAACGTCAGTTCGAGGCGGCTGGAGACCAGAAAGGTCTTGTGAAAATCCAAAAGGAGATTAACAAGGTCTCTCGCCAACTTGACAACGCTTGCACCGCTTCGGAGCGGTGCAAGGCTGCTTTGGCGAAGCTCAACGAGGCATCGCCAAAGGAACTGCGGCACACCCTCAAGCAACTGAAAGCAGACTTGGACCACATGGAACGTGGTTCATCGGCGTGGAAGGCTCATGTCGAAGCCATCAAGCGTGTGAAAGCCGAAATCAAGAATGTCGATGCCGAGCTTCGGGAACATGAGGGTCTGCTATCACGACTTAACAGAAAGGTTAATGAGTGGGGCATGAGCATCGCCAGTGCTGCCGCTGCTTTCACCGGCTTGGTGTTCACTGCACGCCAAGCGGTGCAAGCCTATGCCGACATGGAGGCCGAGATGGCAAATGTTCGCAAGTTCACCGGCATGACAGAAGAGGATGTCGAAAAACTAAACGAGTCGTTCAAGAAGATGGACACTCGCACCAGCCGTGAGGACTTGAACAAACTGGCGCAAGAGGCTGGGCGTTTGGGCTTGCAGAGCCAGGAGGATGTGCTGGGCTTCGTGACAGCCGCCAACCAAATCAATGTGGCGCTCGATGACTTGGGCGAGGGTGCCACGCTGACGCTCTCGAAACTGACCGACATCTTCGGCGATAAAGACCGCCTCGGTGTGGAGCAGTCACTGCTCGCCGTGGGCTCGGTCATCAATGAGCTGTCGCAGAACTGTACTGCTTCGGCTCCATACCTCGCACAATTCGCTCAGCGTCTCGCCGGTGTGGGCAAGCAGGCGAACATGACAATCCCTGAGATAATGGGCTTCGCTGCCGTGCTCGACTCGCAAGGCCAAGCGGTGGAGATGAGTGCCACGGCTCTCTCGCAACTTATTATGAAGCTGTTCCAGGATCCTGCCAAAATCGCCAAGGCTACCGGCATGGACCTGCAGGCTTTCAACAAGGTGCTGAAAGAGGATACCAACGAGGCCCTGTTGATGCTCCTTCAGCGACTGAATGAGCTTGGCGACATCAGCGCGTTGGCTCCCGTGTTTGATTCCATGGGTACCGATGGTGCTCGTGCATCGCAGGTTATTGCCGCTCTCGCTGGCAATGTGGCGCAAGTTAAATGGGAACAGACCGAAGCTAATAAGGCTTTTAAAGAAGGCACATCAGTCACCAATGAGTACAACGTGCAGAACAACACTGTGCAAGCTCAACTCGACAAAGCCAAGAAAGGCTTCCACGAAATGGCAGTGGAGCTGGGGCAAAAACTGGCCCCTGCTATGAAGTATGCCATCTCTGGCACCAGTGCCATGATGCGAGTGCTGTCGGGTCTGATCTCTTTTATCAGTAATCATAAAACTCTTATAACAACCCTTACTATTGCCATCATTGGTTACACTGCGGCTGTGAAAGCCAACACGATTGCGAAGGTGGAAGATGCGGCATTTGACAAAATTGCCAATGCGCTGCTCGCCACCCGAAAGGTGGTTATACTTGCTGCCAGTGCGGCCTATAATGCTCTCACGGGCAATATGGTGCGGGCTCGTGCTGCAACAATTCTGCTTAACCAAACGCTTAAGTTATCAACTTGGGGCCTTGCGATAGCTGGTGTCACGGCTCTTTATGGTGGCCTTATAGCCTTAGGGCAAAGGGTGCAGGACAATCGCAAGGCGGCTAAAAGGCTTGCAGAGGAGCATCGCAAATGGATTGACTCCATCTCAAACATAGATGAGGCATCAAACCAATATTCGTCCAATGAGCTTACTCGCCTAAAGGCTCTTTATAAGGCTGCCACTGACGAGACTGCTGCTCGTAAGAGCAGAATAAGCGCAGCCCAACAGATGCAGTCGCTATATCCTTCCATATTCTCCAATTTCTCTAACGAGGCTATTTTGGCAGGTAAGGCCAAGTCGGCTTATGATAAGTTGGCCCTCTCAATCATTGCCAATGCCAAAGCGCGTGCTGCCGCAGAAAAGATTCAAGAGAATGAGAAAAAGATTCTTGACCTTGAAGATGAGGTTCGCCGTAATGAAGCCTGGTCACACAATGCAGGAGTCCGTGCAGACAATGCTCGCGAACAGCAGCGTCAGAATAATGACCGCAACTCTGCCCAGCATGCTTTTATGCCTGCCGGGGTACAAACCCATGGTGAGCAGCAATTGTCGGAAACAATTCGTGATAATACTAAGCAGCAAGAAATTGCCAACAATAATATTAAAAAGGCAAATGCCCAGATAAATGATTTGACGGCCTCCAATAAGCGCCTTGCTAAAATACCTGGAGTGTCGGGCATTCTGGCTGGTGGTGACTCGACTCCCAAAACACCTACAGTTACATATACTCCTTCTGGTGGTGGCGGTGGTAGTACTCCTTCACACTCCACGAATGGAGGAGGCGGCAATACAACTCCCGACCCCGAGAAGATGAAGGCGGAGATTGAAGCCTTGACCACCAAGAAGAATGACAATCTCTCCAAACTCAATGACCAATACCGCAACGGCGAGTTGAAATCGAACGATGATTATGTTGACAAGCAGTATAATCGTACCAAGCAATATTATATCGATGTGCTGGCTGTGTATAAGAAATATGGCCAAGACCAATCGAAGGATGCCGCCGATGTGCGCAGCAAGCAGGCTGCTGATGAGGCTAAGCACGACAAAGAAATGCTTGACCGCAAGAAGAAGGCTCTTGAGCAACAACGTGATGCCGACAAACTTGCCGCGCAGATGCGATTCTATGAGCCTACTTCAAAAATCTTTCATAACCAACAGGCCCTTGACGATGAACTCGCCAAAATCGATATCGAGTATCTTGAGAAGGTCCGTGACTTGACGGTTGAGAACACTAAGGAGCGGACTGATGCTGAACTCGCCTTGGAGAAGGCGAAACAAGCCGAGATTCTGCGACAGCGCAAGCAACTGGATGAAGAGCTGTCAGCTTGGCTATATATTTATAGCCAAAAGGGCACCAAGGAGCGCATGGATGCCGAGCTTGCCGTGGTAGATGAACTTCTCAAACAAGAGGTTTTGAAAACCGAGGAAGCTGAAGAAGCCAAGGCTGCCCTCCGTAAGAAGTATCGTGACGAGGTGAACTCTAAGACCGGCACCAAAGCCAAGAACCAAGACTTCGACGATGCCAAGGACACCTACGAGAAGCAGATGAAAGCCCTTGAGGAAGCAAAGGCGCAAGAGCTCTTCTCCCAAGAGGACTATGAGGACCGCAAGTGGCAGATCACGCAGAACTACCACAACAAGATTGTGGAACTCATCAAAGGGCAAGGCTCGGAATGGACAACGATGGTGACTACCCTTGTTGAGACATGGAAAGCGGGCTTCGAGAACTTGGGCAGCACATTGCCCGAGAAGCTAAAGAGCATCGCCGACATGGCGGCTGCCGCCTTCGCTGTTATGAATGCCGGTGTGAAGTCCTACACTGACTATGCCAACGCCAGCCGTGACATTGAACTGGCGAAGGTTGAAAAGAATTACAAAGCGCAGATTGACGCTGCTGGCAACAATGACAAGAAGAGAAAACAACTTGAAGAACAGAAAGAGAAGGAGATCGCTAAGATTAAGACCAAGTACGACAAACGTGCTATGGTCATCGAGATGGCGCAAGCCGTGGCATCGACAGCAATGGCTGCGATTAATGCTTATGCCAGCGCAGCGCAAGTGCCGATGATTGGTTACCTTCTTGCCCCGATTGCTGCCAGTATGGCTCTCGCGGCTGGTGCCTTGCAAATCGCCACCATCAAGAAGTCGCACCAAGCGCAGCAGATGGGCTACTACGAAGGTGGCTTCACGAGCCGTGATCCAAACAACCGCCGTGAAGCCGGTGTGGTGCACGCCAATGAGTTCGTGGCGAACCATAACGCTGTGTCGAATCCTCAGTTGCTTCCTGTGCTTCGTCTGATAGACCAAGCGCAGCGCAACAACACGGTGGGTTCGCTCACGAGTGAAGATGTGAGCCGTGCCATCGGGCAAGGTGCCATACTGGGCGACATGACTGCCAGCCAGCAACGCACCGCCGAACAGCATGACACGTCGATGGTGATGGTGGCGGCCTCCATGGAGAGGCAGACCGATGCCATCAACGAACTCAACGCTCGCCTTGCCGACGGCATCGAGTCGTTCATGGTCATGGACGGTGAGCGTGGCTTCGACCGCTCATGGCAGCACTATCAGCGCATGAAGAACAATCCCAAGCGATAGTTAAGCAATCCGATATTTAAACTTCATATTTATATAGTAACTTGAAGGTGGCGGTGCCAGTGATGGTATCGCCACCTTTGTTTCGCCAAAGCCTCTCGGTGGGCGGTGACAGTTGTTGTGCAGCGGTGGCGGTGGTGCTGCCCACTACCTGCCCATTTCCTCGAGATACTCAACCACCGTGGCTCTTGCCCTTGTCACATCGTCATAATCATCTTGCAACCGTCTCGGTGGCGGTTGAACGGACTGGCATCTTAGGACTTGCTCCCCTCTCGCGCTCACCCCTTCGACCTTGGCTTGTGGGCTCCCATCAGCGTCACCGCCTCTTGGCGATTACTCGGCGCGGTTCTCTCCACTTGCAGTCATCCAAAGGGTTTCGGGTCGGGCATTCGTCGGTGACGGCATCCGCTGGGCTTGCCGGTTGTCGCCTGAATTTCCGCACTGCGTGCCCTGCTCCTTGCCGCCTGGTGGGGGGCTGGTGCTACGAGCGGCCAGATGTGGCATTGTTCAGCGAAAGTGTGTGAGTGGACCATAACAAATTTTGAGAGTAATTTTTTCTTTTACACCGCAAAGTTACGGCTTGGCTCGATATGCAAGGTCAGGCGCTGTTTCAGTCGAAATCTCCAGCCCTGCGGGTAGTATTTAGCCGAGAAAACCTTGCTGGCAATCTCACTCTTTGCTCGTCACGTGGCAGTGTAAATAAAAAATTATTCACTCTTAAAATTTCTATGTTATGGTACACATTTCAAACACTTCCGCTTTCGAGAACAATGACAACATCTTCATGGCTGCTCGCTACACCTACATCCCTACCACCGTTCAGGCTAATGGCAAGGCTTGGGGCATCCGCAAAAAAGTGTGGAAATTCAAAGACGGCGACACCGCCATCTCATCAGAGGTCGCCCGGTGGGTTAGCACAACACTCGACGAGTCTATGCCTGACCTCGAAAACTGTACCTTCGTCTGCATACCTGCAAGCAGCGAGGAGAGAACACAGATGCGATACGAGCAATTCGCTCAAGAGGTGTGCAAGGCAACGCAGATGGCTAACGCCTACAAGCACATTAAGGTCGAGGGTGAACGCCTCGCTATCCACGAGCACAAGGTGTGCAAGTCTATCTCTAAGGTGCAGGTCTTGAAGTTCGACCGCCGTTTCTTCAACGGACGCAAGGTGATTATCTTCGACGATGTGATTACCAAGGGCAAGAGCTTCAGCACCATGGTTGAGTATCTCGAGGAGATGGGCGCAAAGGTGGTGGGCGGCATATTTCTCGCCGCCACCGCTTTCCAGCACAACAACGCCTAACCCACTAGCCTCTCACACCGAGAGGTTTTTTTTGCTCAATGTTAATAAATTGTTGAAATCTAAAATATTTTGTTGATAACAAAAATTTATTGCTTACCTTTGCAGCGTACCAAAGTACATAGATATAACCATCAGGAGGGCTGCCTGGCTGTGAAGCTTGGCAGCCTAAATTTTTGGCACAGAATTTGCATACTCTAAAATTTAGAGTTATCTTTGCTCTGTCTAAATCGTTATTTCTATGTACAGACTCATCGTTAATATATTATTGGTTACGTGTTTCGCCCTGCCGTCTTGGGGCGAAGATGATGTGCTGCTGCGTATTGACAGCACGTTTTATTATCCCGATGTCCCCAAAGAGATCCTTGCCGATATAGCCGAAACCTGGCTGCACAGCCGCAATGACATCGCGTCGGGCTGGGCTGAGAAACACATTGAGGAAGACCGTATCGTGTTCTCGGGTCAACCTGATAGCTTCCATGATTACGTAAGGATAAAAAACATTTTCCTCGCGGCGGCCAGCAACTATTTGCACTACAGTTTTCAAATCGCTATTCGCGATGGCGTGGTGCGTATTTGGTTCACAGACTTTGCTTATCACATGCAGTCAATATATGACCCGGTTTTCATGCTATGTGAAAAGCGACCGAAAAATATTAAGAATGTGGTAAAACCCATATATAAACCAGTTTACAAATTCGCTTTGAAATGCTACCCAGAACGTGTCGCCTCACTCCACGCAGCTCTCGATGAGGCATTCAAAGAACCTGAGCCACTTTGGCCCATCTTCAACCGGTGACCTTCACCGCCCTTCCCATTAGGGTCGGCTCTTGAAACATGTTCTGCAACATAAAAGTGCAAAATATTATTAAAATTTTGTGATTGATTGATTGATAGTGCTTATATTTGCAGACTGAATATGCTCACGGGTCGTGCCAATGTATGATAACCATGAGCTTTTTGTGTCATTTATATTAACTTTTGGGATATGGCAAATAGCGAAAGAAAACAAAAACCGCATCAAGGATTTATCCTTAATTCCAATGATGAGGTTTCTAGCACGTTGCATGGTGTTATTCCTGAAAGCGGAATTACAGCTTCAGTGACTGTGAATATCAACCAACAGATGTTGATTATCCATGCAGATGACAGGATTATTGATATAATGACCATTGCTATCAATAATCGAACACGGGAACGCAATTATTTCAAGTTATATTGTCAGTTGCTTCAAAATGAAATATCAGAGGCAGATTTCAATCGTATGATTGATGAGAATCCTAATGAATATGTTCCTGAGGAGTATCATAATTATGGACCATTAGAAATCGCTTTGGCTAGAAAGGCATCTGAAAATATTATGGATGTTGCTGATTTGAATGATATGGCTTCATTGTTCTCAATTTCTATGGGTTCAATTCGTAAATGCCTTCCTGCAAATGGCTGAATATATTGCGCACGGAGAAACAGTTGACGGTAAGAAATGTACCGTGTATGCTAGGTTTAAGAGATTCAAGGGTTTGCAACGCGAGCCCTTGACTGGAGTAATGATGGTTTTATATGAGTTAGACCGCAACTGTTCTGTTGAAATTACAGATGAGCATGGAGACGATATTGTCAGACAAGACAACGTTCATTATGCTATCGGTGATAAAATCAAAGGCGATGCTATACAGTTATGGGTATGCTCGCGGCGTGATGATGTTAAGTTCGAAGTTTTGGAAGGTGTTACCGCAACTCATGGCGGACAACTAGCCAATACGAAAAAACGAGCTATTGGCATGATAAAATATCCGTTCAAGTTTTATGATAACTCAATAGGCTACACTGTTAAGCCACAACTAAAATAATGATAAACAATGACACTTGATACTTTTACATTCTGCGACTTTGCTCAAGAGAGCAATGGAAAAATGACGGTTGTTGGCACATTCAACGTCTTACGGCTGAACAAGGTGCCATCGGTTTATCAAAACCTCTATATCGCAATCCGCGTTAGTTTTGCTCCTGAAGAAGAGGGTAACCATGTGCTGAAAGTAACTTTTAAGCATAAGGAGTCAGGGACTGAGTTGTTGCCGCCTCTAGAACTTACAACGCAGTCTGTTCAGAATGATGGTATGTATTCTTCCATGAATTTGCCGTTTAGTGTACCATTTCTAAACTTTGAAAGAGAGGGAACTTATTGCTGCAACGTCATAGTTGATAAATCAATCAATCAGACGATAGAATTATACGTTAAAACTCAACAATCATGACATTTCCTGAGGCATTGCAACTGATAGAGCGCAAGAAGGACATGGCGGGCACAACAACCGAGAAGGGCCTGCTGATTGACCTTATTCTCGTGGTGCCGACTGACGAAAAGCAAAAGAAGGAGTTCGTCCTTCGGCTCATGGGTTCTCACGACCCGCAGCAAGCCATCGTGCCGTTCGTCAACAGCGACGTTGAAGTGTGGGCGACCAACTCAGATTATCTTTACGAAAAGAACATAGTGTTCTATGATATTATTAAAGATTGAGATGTTTTATAATAATGCAGTACAGATTATCGTTGTACCACTATACAAAATTTCTTAACTTTTATGGCTGAAGACAAACAAAAAGAGAAAGAAATAGACATCAAAGAAATAGAAAGAATCTTTGACGATCTTGGTGTTCGACCAATTAAAGACAGAAAACCAAACGAATATGGACAATCTAATAATGAAGATGAGGTCCTCACTATTAGGCTGTCTAATAGTACTAATGCAATGATAATGATCTGCTGATATGCCAACATGGGATGAAATATTACATGAAATAGGTTCAACCATAAATGTTTTGGACCTGACACGCCGCAAATATGTAAAAGACCTTAGTGCTTGGACGGGGCGTAACACAATCATATATTACTCGGCTTTTCTCCAAAAACCTCAACTTTCAAAAAAAGGCGTTGATTTTAGTATCAATGATAATGATAAGATGGGGTTTATGACAGTGGTTAATAAACTTGATAAATCAAAGGGGTTGGATTTAATATTACACACCCCAGGCGGTAGTGTCGCTGCAACGGAGTCCATCGTCTCGTATTTAAAAATGATATTTGGCGATGACATTAGAGCCATTGTACCTCAAATGGCGATGTCTGCTGGTACGATGATTGCATGTTCATGTAAGTCCGTTGTTATGGGCAAGCAGTCAAGCTTGGGTCCCATTGATCCTCAATTCGGAATTGTTTCGGCACATGCAATAAAAGAAGAATTTGAGCGCATTATAAATGAGGTTAAGACTGACCCTTCAAAAATAATTGTTTGGAGAGAGATACTTCAAAAATACAATCCGACATTAATCGGAGAATGTGAAAAGGCTATTAAATGGTCTAAAGAGATGGTTCGAGGGTGGCTGGAGAGTAATATGCTGAAGCACGATAAAGTTAAAGCCCAAAAAGTCGTTGATTTTTTGTCGAGTCATCAAGACACATATACTCATGACAGGCATTTAGATTTCAATACATTAAACCAACTTGGCCTTGTTATAGAGAAACTTGAAGATGACCAAGAATTGCAAGATAAGGTTTTGAGTGTACATCATTCAACTATAATAAGCATGTCGCAAACACAAGCAACTAAGATTATTGAAAACAATATGGGCAAGGCTTACATACAATCTGTATAGCCCCCTCCAAACCTTCCACCACACAAAATCCGCATATCTGCGGATTTTTTTTGTACCTTTGCCGCAGATTAAAGGTTATTTCTATGGATGTAAAGAATTTTGTTGCCGTCGATTTTGAGACAATGACGGCAGAACTCACCAGTGCTTGCGCTGTCGGACTGGTGAAAGTGATTAACGGTTATGTTCAGCAACAGTTTTATTCGCTGATCAATCCCATTCCCGATGGTCGAGATGTATTGAACACTTCGGTTCATGGCATCACTTTAGACATGGTTGCCGAAGCTCCAACATTTGAGCAACTCTTTCCTTTGTTGAAGTCTTTCATCAATGACATGCCTATCGTTTGCCACAACAAGGGTGTGGACATCAACATCATGCGTAGATGTATGGAACACTATTCCCTCACAGGCATTGACCTAAATAACAACTACTGCACATATAAAATGACCGGCCTTTCGCTGTCGTCTTGCTGCAAACAATATGGCATTACAATGGGTGAACACCACAACGCCCTTAATGACGCTATGGTGTGCGCAAAAGTGTTCCTCGCTTGCCAAGGTAAGATTGTGGCTACAACATTCAGTGGTGGCATTGCCGGTGCAATGGCTTGGGCTGCTTCTAAAAAGTTTGAGCGCAGCACTCTCGACCCTCTTGATGATGACCAGGTGCTGAATAAGGACACAGTGTTCTTTCATGCCAATGTGGTTATCACCGGCACCTTCATCGCATTCCCAGACCGGAACGAACTCGGCAAGCGTCTCCAGTCATTAGGTGCCGACATCAACACTGCCATCTCAGGCAAGACTACTGTCGTTGTGATGGGGATTGGTGCCGGTCCGAGCAAGATTAAGAAGATTGAAGATTGGCGTTCTAAAGGGCACGACATCCGCATCATCTACGAGGAAGAATTGAAGCAAATTTTGAAATAATTCTCAAAATGTTTGGCGATTTCAAAACTTTGTTGCAGTTTTGCTGTCGCTAAACTACTGATGAGCGTTCTCATCCCGCTCGAGCATCGGTCATTGCCCACGAAAAAAGTTCCAGAAAATATGGATGATATTCTACACGAACTTACAGAAGAAATGATTGCCGAGTGCCAAGATCCTCAGCAACTCATAACTTGGCGCCGCGAACTGAGGACCGTTTCTCGCCACATGAAGGCAAGAATGCAGGTGCTGCAAGAACGGTTTGACTTCAAGCGCAAGGAAACACAAAATAAGTTTATGGCTGCAGCCGATGTCCGTAACCTGGCCATCGACAAGATGGACCGCATCAACCTCAGGCTGCGCGAACTTCGCGGAACGGTTGGCAAAACAAAGTCTTTGAACTTCTCGCAATTTGTCAAGTACCTCAAGGCATTCAAGGCCACGGCCAAAGACACACTAACGGAGGAGCAATTCAATGCCCTCGACCAAGTGGCCCGCGACGCATCGGGTTGGATTGATGGCGATATGTGATAATATGTTGTAAAACATTGTTTCCGCGAAATTCCACAACTTTTCGTGAATTTTTTCGTGAAAAATTTGGTCGGGTCCCAAATTAGATATACTTTTGCAGAAAGTTTAGTAACAACTAAACAAAAAAGTTTATGCCAGAATACAGTACAAAACTATTCGATTTAACAAATAATCCTAACTATACATATTATAGATTGTTTGTTGATGGTAAATGTGAATTTGATGACTTCCTTCAAGAAGTCAACAAGAATGTGGCTGACAAAAAGAACATGAATGCCATCATTGCATACATGGATTCTTTGAGTGCCCAACTACTTCCATCTATAATTTATAATCATATAGAAAGCGGTGAAAGGCATAACCTCTATGAGTTTAAAAAAAAGAACCTTAGGGTTTACGTCATAGACCAGCGGCCAAACATATATATAGTTATGGGTGGCTATAAGAGCACTCAAAAGAAAAAAGATATCCCAAGGTTAATCAGAAAAACAAAAGATTTTCCAAATAAATAACAACAATAATACACTAAAGGCTTATGACAAGAGAAGAAGTACTGAAATCGCCCAGTTATTGGACGGCGATGATTCAGATTGCCCTTTACAACTGCGCTGAAATGTTTATGGCGCAGAGCGGCAAGAACAGAACACAACTTGCTGAGCATCTTGGCGTAACAAAAGGGTACGTTACTCAGCTGTTGAATGGTGAGTACGACCACCGTCTTTCAAAGATGGTTGAACTTGCATTGGCATTCGGATATGTCCCACAGGTAACTTTTGTCTCGGCAGAGAAAGTTATTGAAAGAGATGCCTTTGAATTGACAAATAAATGGAATGTCTCTTATGATAGTTTTGTTATTCGTCAAGATGCAAAAGTGACATCCGGCGCATGGGCTTCGCCATCACGCTTAAACAAGGAGGCTGCTTGATATGGTACGTTTTAGAATGTTTAGGATAAGCACAGGACAATTTGCCATCTTATCCACAGATGCTCCACAAGGAGATGTGGACATCAACACAAATATGGAACTGAAGCACACCAATGACGGAAGTGCTATACAGGTTCATGCAACGTTTTCCTTCAATGAGAAGGAAAAACAAGTAATGGTTTTAGACACTACTTGTGAATTTGCCATTCACCCTGATGATTTGCGCTCTATCACCAAGGAAAGGCAAGTTGTCATTCCAAAAGAATTAATCGACTATTTCATTGCACAAACAGTCGGAACCGCAAGAGGCATCCTTCATTGCAAGACGGAAGGAACGCCTTTTAACGGCATAATCATTCCTCCTATGAATGTGACAGGGATGTTTAAGGACGATATGGTTATAGATTTGCCGAAGCAATGACATTCTAATCTTATGGAAAGGGCTGGCGTTTGTACGATGCCAGCCTTTTTTGTGTATTTTTGTGTAATAAAGCATTTTTTTGAAAAAAATGCGGATTTTTTTTGGTGGTGTGGAAATTTTGATGTAATTTCGCCATAGCTAAACTCAATGAAGATATTAAGTTCTTCTCGTCGGGCATCGGATATTGCTCACAACTTTACATTGCGGTGGGCATTTTTTATTGCCCAATAACAGCCTCGGAATATACACATATACGGCTGCCTTATCCATAAAGATTTATGCTCCTCGGGGTATCTTCTTTGAGTTTAGCGACGGGATAATGGCAGCCGTTTTTCTGCCTATTTGCTAAACTCAAAGATACAATGAACACAATTTCATTGACCCCGACAACACGAGTTGCCCCTGATGTGGGGCTGGCAAATGCGCTTGCCAGAAAAGCGCTTGAGTGTGCGACCTCGATGGGCTTCAACATTGCCCTGGGCATTGTGGCGATGGCCTGCGCCCTGCCTTGGCTCGCCACTGGCGAGTATGTCGCCGTGATGGTGGCTGCCGTGGCGGCGTGGGGCATTCATCTATCGGTGTGGATGACCCTCGAAATAGCGAAAGGAGGTGAACTATGAGCAGCAAAGAATATCTCGAAAATCTGGAAGGCTTTATCCACGAACCCGAAGCTGTGGGCTTTGGCGACGACATCATCCCAGTGGCCATGTGGCTGCGCAACTTTATGCCGGGCGATGATGACAACGGCGCATTCAACAAGTCATCTGCAACCATCCGTGCAGCTCTGTGCGACATCGTGGACGTGAGCCTTAACGACATCTCGCGCCTGATGGTGCTCAACGGCTACTCCCTGGGCGGTAGCAATCAGACCTACCCCGAGTGGCTCATGCAACCCATCGGAGACGAAGATGACAATCAATAATCAAATCTGACCATTCACTGGGTGCCTCGTGGTGACACTTGGCACCCTTTATGGTCAATTTTAACCAATAAATTATTTTTGGTTTCGTTAATATATTATATCTTTGTAGTCCTAAAATCCCTTTATTATGAGCATAATATTGAAGATATTGATTGGGCTGGTGCTGCTTCTCGTCCTTGTTGCGGTCGTTATCGCCACATCCGTGTTTGTTGCTGTGCTGTCGCATGAGCGACGTTGGCGCAAGTGTCTCAGTGATGACTATAAAATGTACAGCGATGCCAGGAGGCTCAAAAACGATGGTTGAACTGTCTAACCTACGACCATCTGCCGCAACAGACTTAGAGCCGGGAGAGTGGGTGAAAGTTCCGCCTCGAAGTGCTGAAAGAGCTCGTCTAACTTCAGCCATTGACGGCTATCTCCTATCAGCGGGATTATACGCCACAAATCTGGACATGCGACAAAAGATGGCAGGATGGTTGCTGCAATGCGTTTGTATATTCCTCGCTGATAGTCTGGTGAGGATAACAGGTCAAGGTTTTGCGATATATAATCCCGAAGATGGTCAGCGCATAGTTTTCCGCTTGTCAGTTGAGCCAGATATTCGCGGACCGAGGGGGCATATTGGCGTGGTAAAGGATTATTCTCACACCAAATGACAAAATGATGAATACAATAAATGGAGCACAGCTCACACAATGTTTCCTCAACGCGAGGCTCAATTAAAGACCCTCGAAGACAGCATTCACTACTACGAGGACGGCTATTAATCCGTCTTTTTACCATAACGAGCAACCCCATAACTTTGCGCTATGATTAATTTCGCAGACATAGGCAACTGGCACTTCGTGACTGAGCTTGACGTGATAGAGGTCACGTCGGCTAGCGATGTGTCATTCACCATCGCCGACAGCGGTGGCACTATTCTCAATGGCACCTACACTCCGGTGACCGGCACGGTGCGCATCTATCACCTGGCACGCTTGTTGCGCCCGTTGATCGACGGCGTGACTGCCGTGTTCACCTTCACCGCTGGCAGCACAAGCAAGACAGTGCATGTGGTGCAGAGTGGCGTGACGGTGAGCGAGAGCGCCGCAACTTTCCTACCGAGCTTCTTCCTCAGTGCGGTGATGACCGAGCGCGACACGTCGCTGGAGCGCAAGGAACTCCTGACGCTGCTCCCCATTGAGCAGTCACTGCCTACCGTGCAAGCGGTGTGCAGCTACTGGGATGGCGATGCTGTGGTGACCGCCAACAAACCTGTCACAACCACTGGCATGACAGCCAACACACCATTTGAGATTGATGTGAGCGCAGCGCAGTTTGTTGATACGACCATTGGCACGCTCGTAGCGTACAGCATCGTTGCCGGTGAGCGCACAATGCGCTTCCGCGTGACCTCGCTACCGACGGCTGAATATGCTATGCTCTTCCGCAACACCTTTGGCGCATGGGAGCCTATATACTTCGCTGGCATGACCGAGGAGGATGCCGAATACACCCGTGAAACATCAATGGTAAATGGCGCATTGAAACTCTACAACCTCGAGGAGACTGCATCGTTCAAGTCGTGGACTGGTCCTCTGCGCCCTAGTGGCGTGGCTCTCGCCCGAGACCTTGCCCGATGCATCACTACCGTTTGCCTGTTGGAGCGTGGCATGGCAGCCGACGTTGTGGTCATCTCGAATGTTGAGGTGAAGCATACCAGTGCCGACAACGAGATTGCCGACTTTACATTCACATGGCGACGCTCGGCAATGTGGAGCGTGATGATCAAGACCGTTCGCCCGCCTAAACTATTTGACGAGACATTCGATGAAACCTACAACTAAAGGCGTGATACATATCAAGGATGCCATTGTGCTCCTTGAAGCTGGATATCCTTGTGACCTGCGCGTGTGGAAACTGAGCACAGGCGACATCCTTGAATACAAGGGCGTGACCTGCATCGGTGGCCACTGGCGCAAAGGCACGCACCGCATACGCCTCCCGGAGAGCCAACTGGTGCGTGAGTTCCGCGACGTGACCCTATTTGAGATTAATAATATGACGATATATCGATGAAAAGAGAAGATTTTACATTGCCCAAGAGTGAAATTTTCGATGTTGGGCAAAGCAAAGTGGCCGCGCTGATGAGCGAGGTGGGTAGCAGTGCCGACATCTTTGACGAGGACGGTTTGCCAAGTGTGGCAAACCTGCCAGGCTTTAACGGCAAATACCAGTATGTGCCCTTTGGCATGGATGACCAGCTGCCGTTTGAGATGATACGCTTGATTGGTGAGGACGAAATCATGAGCCAAAACAAGCTATTCAACGTGCTCACCTGCTACGGCAACGGCTTGCGCTACAATGACACTAATACAGGCTCACCCACAACCGATGCGGAGGTTTGCCGATGGATGTTCCAAAACTCATTGCCTGAGTTTTTTCTGGAACAAGCCACCGACATGAAATATTTCTTCTTTGCCGTGGCAGTGATTATTCTCTCGCGCGACGGCAAGAAGATTGTGCAGGTGCGACACAAAGAGGCGTGCTACTGCCGCTTTGAAAAGGCAGACAGCCGTGGCCGCATCAACCATGTGTTCTATGCCAACTGGCGGCAACATCGTGCCCTTGGGGCTAAAGACATCGAGGTGATTCAGCTTCTCGACGAGAAAGACCCTCTCGGGCACCTCGAGGTGCTGATGGGTCGTGTCCCTGGGTGGGATGGCTTAACCAAGGAGCGCACCAAGAACCGCAAGTTTGCCGTGCTGATGCGCTTCCCGACACCGGGACTTCAGTACTACCCAGTGCCGTACTACACCGCCATCTTCCGTGGCGACTGGTTCGACATCAAGAAACTAATCGGTGCCGGCAAGAAAGCCAAGCTGCGCAACCACGCCTCGGTGAAGTACCAGGTAGAAGTACACCGCGACTACTGGTATAACATCTGTGACGAGGAAAACATCACCGACCCGCTGAAGCAAGCCGAGCGAATCAAGAAAGAGAAAGAGAATATCAAGAACTTCGTGGCTGGCATCGAGAACAGTGGTAAGGTGTGGATTACGGGGTACTATATCGACCCCAACGGCAAAGAAAACCGCATGGTGCGCATCAACGTGATTGACGCGAGCAAGGAAGGCGGCGACTGGTCAGAAGATATCCAAGAAGCCGCCAACATGACTTGCTATGGCGACAACATCCACCCGAACCTCGTGGGCGCGACTCCAGGCAAGAGTCAAAGCAACAACAGCGGCAGCGATAAGCGTGAGCTGTTCACCTTGAAGCAGTCGCTCGAGAAGTCGTGGCATGACATCATGATGAAGATTCACCAGGTGGTTATCTTCTTCAACGGCTGGCAAGACAAGGTTGTCCCTGATGTGCCGCTCATCATGCTCACCACTCTCGACAAAAAGACCGATGCCAAAGAGATTTCGTTAAACAAAGATAATGACAATAACAATGACGCGTGAAGATTTTGAATACTATGTGCCGAGTGCGGTGATGCCAACCGAAGACTTGTTTGAGCGCATAGCGGAGTACTTTGAGGAGGCTGAGGGAGACGTTAAGAGTCTGCTCGGTAGTGACCTTTACGATGCTCAAGACCAAGACTTGACATTGCTTAACCTGTGCAAGCGCATGGTGTGCCTCACCGCCTACAAGATGGCCATCCCGCACCTTGACCTGGTGCTTACAGATAATGGTTTCGGCGTGGTGAGCAATCAGAACGTGGCTCCAGCAAGCGCAGAGCGTGTGAACCGCTTGCGCCAGCAGGTGCAGTTCTCGCTTGATGACACCATCGATGAACTTCTGGACTACCTGCGTGGTAATGCAAAATGGGTGGACACCTACACCGCTCGTGGCGTGTTCCGCTCCCTGGCGTGGAACGGACGGCAGCAGCTGGTGTACTTCGCCATGCCTAACGGACACAGATCGTCGCTGAACGAACTGCGTCCGAAGATATCGGCAGCCGAAGAAAAGGTGAAGCACTGCATATCGCTGGAGTTCTATGACGAGCTTTGCGATGCCGTGCGTTTGCGTACCGCAACAACGGAGCAGAACACCGCTATCCACAAGATACTGATGACGATTGGTGCAGACGTTACCGATGACAAAGCGATGGCACACTTCCATGTGAAGAAACTCGTGGAGTGGCTTGACGGAAACATCCGCACCTTCCCGACCTACGCCAACTCTACCGCCTACGCAGCCAACACTTTTGAACCCTACCAGAACGAGAAAGATGATCCGTGCTACTTTTTCGGATGAGCGCAACGCCATCAACTTTGACCTGCCGAAAGGCTGGCATGAGTTGAGCCAAAGCGAACTTTGCATGGTGATGCGCTGCAAGGCTCGGCAAGAAGAACCGCACCAGGCTAAATTCGCCGTATTGCTCCACCTAACTGGGTTGAAGGTTCTGCGCCGTGAAGGAGAGATGTGGGTGTGCAGCGTGCCGACTGGCGAGAAGAATCCAAAACGCTTTCTTCTCGATCCTGAACTTCTGCCAGGTCTGCTTGATGGCTTGAACTGGATGGATGATCCAGGGGAGATGCCCGTGCGACTTGACACCCTGCATGGTGCTGAAGCCCTACCAGTGAGGCTGCATGGCGTGCCTTTCACCAACTACCTGCAATGCGAGAACTGCTACCAAGGCATATTGCAAAGTCAGAAAGAAGAAGCCGTGCAGCACCTTGCCACGCTGCTTTACCCGGGACTGCAGGAAAAACTTGCTGTGTGGGAGCAGCTGCTGGTGATTCAGTGGTGGGCACAATTGAAAGCGATGTTTTCCACACTGTTTCCGCATTTCTTCAAGCCCAGCGGAGAGGCTGGAGGCACGCCCGACATGATGGAGGTGATGAACAACCAAATCCGCGCCCTCACTGGTGGCGATGTGACCAAAGAAGAAGAAATCCTGAATATCGACACTTGGCGTGCCTTGACCGAGCTTGACGCTAAAGCCAAGGAAGCCGACGAGTTCAACCAAAAGATGAAGATGAAGAAATGAATGCTAAACAACTCTTTGACTACATAGGCTACTTTGAGACGCTGTGGCAGAGCAACAAACTGGCACAGACCGAGAACTTCAAGTTCTGCACCTGCTCAGGCATCGAGACCCTGCAGGGGCCGCTGCAGCAGTTCCGCACCGCAAACGCATTCTTCTGCGTGGATGACACCAACGATGGAGCCACTTTCAGAGGCCGCAATGGTGGGTGGTTCAAGAAACGCACGGTGACGGTGTTCCTTATGCACCGCTACAACATCAAATCGATGGACACCTACACGGCAGCCCTCGATAAATGCCGCACGCTGTTTCGTCAGCTGCTGACGCGCATGATCATTGACGAAGATGCGCTGAGCAATGAGATGGTGTACCTGCGCACGGAGAGCGTGCTGAGCCGCGAGCTTGGACAATACTTCCTTAATGGCTGCACTGGTCTCTACTTCATGATAGAGGTCGCCGAGCCAATCGATCTAACCTTTGACACAACGGAATGGCAGAGCTGAACCGACAGGAGATAGAACGCCAGCAGCAACTATGGGTTGACAACTGGGCGAAAATGATGGTGCAGATTTGGCGCGACAAGCTGGAGTACTGGGCTATAAAGGACACGGGTGCGCTGATGAAGTCGTTCACCGAGAGCGCGACACACGACGGGCTGAGCGCGAACATCATTATGCGATTCCTTGCCTACGGTATCTATCAAGCCTATGGCGTGGGCAACGGCTACAGCCACAACAACGGCGGCGATCTGCCGTTCCTGGGTGCGGCCTACCGCAAGGAGCACGGTTTAAATGAACCCCGCCTTGCCGGTGGTAAAAAGCCAGATGGAGACATACCTACCAGTGGTCAGCCACGTAAAAAAGGTTATGGTTATTTAAGCAGCGGTGAGCCCCGTGAAAGGCGTGACTGGTTCAACCCAAAACTCTACGCCTCACTGATGAGGATGAAAGAGACCATGGCGCACATGGTGGGCGAAGAAGCAGCCGCCGTTATGTGCGAAGCTCTTGAAGACGCACGAAAAGCAATAGCCCGTTGATGTCTTTTTGTGCGTATCCAGAACTACTTAATTTTGCATCAAAAATTATTAACTATTATGGCAAAGACAATAGACGAACTTAAAAGCGCAGCAGCGGTGGTGCGCGATGCCACCGAGGAGAAAGAGAATACCGCCTTGCGCATTGGGCAACTGTTCCTGGACACTATAGAGACACTGGGCGATGTTAGCACCAACGCCATTAAAGGTTATGTGGTCATCAGCAGCACAAGCGAGTTGCCCACATCACCCACCACGGAGCAGCAGATGAAGGGCTACCTGCTCGGCACCACGCTCTATGTGTGGGTGGGCACCGGCGGCGATACGCTTGACGGCAAATACCAAAGCGCCCAGCTGAAGGGTGCCGATGGTGCTCCCGGAGAACCAGGCCCCAAGGGCGACAGCGGTGTTGACCTTGGCGATGTGGTTCTCGTCAACGACCTCACGACAGGTGGTGAGGGGAAGGTCCTCTCGGCGGAAATGGGAAAGGAGATTAAGCGGAATTATCTCAATGCTTTGGATGAAATTACAACACAGGAAAGCGTTGAAACAACGGCCGTAACATCATTTATTAACGGAGAGCAATGGTACGGATATGGCAAAAATGTTGGTTCGACTTGGGGTGGGCAGCAAAAATCAAATGACAGCAATATGCATCGTGCTGATGTCAAGTTTGTTGCAGGTGACACTTTGCGAGTATGGGGCAAAGGCTCTGGTCCTGCAAACATGTGGATTCTCCTTGATGAAAATGATATTATTAAAGCAAAATCATCTACATCAAGCGGTGGCGGCGGTGTTGCTCCTAATGACTCAATCCCAGCATCAAATCCCGACGTATTGACGCCAGATTATAACGGAAGGTTGCTTTTTTCATCTCGAATTG